TGTAAGTCTTCCCAGCTTAAAAATAAAGTCTCACTATATTATAAAATGTCTGGTGGTATTGCCCAACTCGTCGCGGTCGGAGCCCAGGATGCCCACCTCGTCGGTGACCCCGAAGTGAGCTTTTTCAGGTCAACGTACCGTCGCCACACAAACTTTTCCCAAACTGTCGAGCGTCAGGTCATCCAGGGTGCTCTCTCCGAAGGTGGTATGTCCACGGTTCGATTCGAACGGAAGGGTGATCTCCTCGGATACACCTACTTCACCTCGATCAACAACTCTACCAACGCCTGTGAAGCCCTCGACTGGTCGACCATGATCGATAAGGTTGAACTCCTCGTGGGTGGTCAAGTGATTGATGACCAAGATGCCTTTTTCACCAACAACATCGCCCCCAATCTGTTCGCCACTGGTCTTGCCAAGTCCGTCGCGGGTGGTCTCTACGATGGTTCCACCGCCTCCAAGTTCTACCCTCTCCGATTCTCCTTCTGCGAGAACTGGCAGTCGGCCCTCCCCCTTGTGGCCCTCCAATACCATGATGTCGAACTCCGTATCAGGTGGAAAACCAATGCCGCCGTCAACAGTGCCACCCGTCGTGTGGAGTGTCACGCCAACTACATCTACCTGGATACCGATGAGCGTGAGCTTCTCGCCAAGGAAGCCCGTTCCATTCTGATCACTCAGGTCCAGACGTCGCTACCTTCCCTCGGACGTACCCAAGAGTTGAACTTCAACCACCCCGTGAAGTTCCTCGCCGCGAGTAACGTTGTCGCGGATAGCGTCAACACGGCCGCGAACCGTATCAAGCTCCAGATCAACGGTACCGATGTGACTGATTTCAAGTTCATCGATCCTCACTACACGTCTGCGACTTCGTACTACCACGTCCCCAACGCCAAGGTTGATGCTTCGTTGTACACCTTCCCTTTCTGTCTTGACACGTGCAAGCTCCAGCCCACTGGTTCCCTTAACTTTTCCCGCCTTGACTCTGCTCGTATCGTCAGTGAGACGTCGAGCTTCAAGGATACCATTTACGCCGTGAACTACAACATTCTCAGGGTCGAGAATGGTATGGGTGGTCTCATGTATTCTAACTAATTCCCCTAACATAATCTTCACTATTAGTAAAATGAACTTCTGGTTAGTCGTCTTTTTACTAGCAGCAGTTTTTGTATTAACCTACAATCCAAAGTCCAGGACACTCGAAAAGATTATCGAAGTCCAGCCCAAACAAGAACAGTGTGAAGCTGAAAGGTATCAACGTCTCCAATTTATCGGTGGTGAAGATGCATGCACACAAAAGGGTAAGACTAACATGGGTGCAATTATTTCCGCTTAAAAGAAAACGACTAGTATTATACATAATATGTTTGCTTTTGATCGTGAAACCATGCTCATTGCCAGTGTCGTTATTTGTTTAGCAGTGATGGTATACATGTATAATGACATGAAGAAGACTAAGGAGGATGTGAACGCAGTGAAGACATTCTCTGTGAACCTCATGAAGAACTTGACGATTGAACCCGTGGAACCCGCACCAGAGAAAAAACCCGTGACTGAGGAGAAAAAGGAAGAATAAACATGTCCGTGTATTATAACTTGCTAAATGAGCAATGAAGAAATATAAGGCTATCGCTATTCCAGTAACTTTTGAAGACGATCGACCCCGGTTTCTGACCGTACGAGATCGTAGATTTAAGGATTGGATTTTTGTCACAGGAGGATGTCGACGTAGGGAAATCTATAATCCATTGAGATGTGCTCTTAGAGAGCTTGAAGAAGAGACGCGGGGTGTCGTTTCATTGAAGAAGGGGGAGTATACAGAGTTTACTTTTATACACAAGGAGAGTCCGACGGTAGAATTAGTGTATAACGTCTATATCTTTTTCGTCAATTACAAACGACCCGAACAATTAAATTTGATCAAAAAGTTTAATGATGAAAAGACAAGGACAAATCTTAAAAAAATTAATAAAGAACCCATCAAGAAAACCTACGACGAAAATGATTTCATGAGTTTCGATACTTTGGAAGAGTTTAATGTTAGGAAGCGATGGGATCTCATCATACGAAATGTCATACAAAATAAAGAGTTTTACTCATGTGTGACATCTTTGAATAGAAAAACCTTTAGTATAAAATAGAATGAAGTCAAAGACTTACATCTTGAAGCAGATTAGAGATCTTCTTATTGATAACAAAGCATATACCGATCACAGAGCAGATCAGTACATAGAAAGTATAAAGGATAAAACTGTCTATGAGCTTCTTGTTATTAAAAAGAACTTAAGTGGAGACCAGAAAGAACACGCAGACGTCTCGTGTATGCGATCGATCTTGTACGATAGTCAGCAAGACGATTAAAAGAATAGCAGTATAGCAGAGTAAGTATGTTCAAGAGCTGGTGCTCTAAGAACAAATATAACAATGCGAAAGTAACATCACATGTCCTCATGGATGGTGGTGTACTTTCCATTCCATTCGACAAACTTGACGAATTCTGCGAAATATACGTGGAAGCCGTGAAGAACAAAGAGAAGCTCTATCTTGTGGAGAAGAAGACACCAACCTACAATTTTTTCATCGACATTGACTACAAGGATCAAGAAATACTCGAACTCGATCGTGTCCAGAAGGTGTGTCGTGTCATCTGCGACAAGGTGAAAACATTGGGCGGTCGAGATTGTCTGATATGTGTTTCCAAACCGAAACCCGTCGATGATGGACTCATCAAAACCGGTATCCATATGAATTGGCCAGAGTTTGTCGTCAATCAGGAGGGTGCCAATAATATCAGGGATCATGTGATTTCGACACTCACTGCAGTCTTCAAACAGATCAATTGGGATCAGGTGATTGATAAATCAGTTTATAAGGGGAGTGGTTTTAGAATTCCTTGGTCCTATAAGAAGGGTAAACATATCACCTGTGGTGGTCAAGGATGTTCCGAATGTGAGAATACCGGAAAGATTACGGAATCTCCTTACCTCCCAATCTTCAAGTATATCTATGGTCCAGTGTTATGTCTCATGAATCGGGTTTCTCAGGAACCATCAGTGGATATATTGAAGGATTCGATCATAAGGACACTCATCACCGACGTAGTCACCGTACCAGCAGTAGATGGTACGAAAAAGAAGGAAGGATCTTTCACGAATGCTCAGATGAAGGATGAATTTAAAAATTCAGAAGCAGTCGCTCACCTCGAAACATTCATTCGAAAAAATATGAATGGACAGGAAGATGCCAGGATCACAAGAATATTTACACATAAGAAACATTTTTTAATTTCAACCACATCAAAGTATTGTGAAAATCTTGGAAGAGAACATAATTCAAATCATGTTTGGTTCCATATGGTCGGAAGTACTATCCTACAAAAATGTTTTTGTGATTGTGAAACAGTGATCGGTCGTCGATATGGGTTTTGTAGTGACTTCAGAGGTCGTGAACATAGACTATCAGATACTATCGTCAATAAATTCTACCCCGATGTACCTACACCCAACAGGGTCGTGACACCACCACCCAAGGCGAAGGTGAATACCGACGAAGCTGTCGAGATACTAAATACTTACATCAATAAGTGTATCCAACCGACAAAAGTAGTATCGGTTACCAAAATTAGAAATAAGTATGTCGTGAATGTCACCGATACAGAGTGTGATGCTAAACATGGCGGAGACTGTCACTTCGTAGTTGAAAAGTCTGGTATCGAAATGAAGTGTTCAAAATGTATAGGAAACCCCAGGAAGTATATCTTAAACAAAAAATCCAAAGAGATTTTATTTCCAGACACAAAATAAGATGTCGAGTATACTCTTGGTAGCATCCACCTATCTGGCAAACTTACTCACGAAACGTACCGTTAAGGTGGATGAGATTGATATGCTCGTGAAGGAGGCCTATAAATATTCAGGATTAGATTCCGATAACTTTTATGTCTTCATGACGAACATTACACTATTTAAAAAACATATGGATCCATCCTTTCTTTATCTGGCTCTTGAACACCTTGAAAACGTTGGTATAATGGGAGAATTCCAGGAAGATATACATGAATTAGTTAAACAAATAGGGTATTACGCAGAGAAACAGGTCATGAACGCCTCTTTAAACGATGGTGTTGCGTTTCATCCTAAATACTTAAACAGCCGACTATAGTAGAAGCGATGATTTCTAGATCTGGTCGTAAGATCAAGAAGCCTGAAACCTACAAGCCTCAAGAGGATGTTGAAGATGACTACACCGAAGATGATTACGATAGTAATTTAGACGACAGTGATATTGATACAGATGACGAAAATGGATCCGAAGATGATTATACCGACGATGAAGATGAAGATGCTGATGAACATGGGAATCTCAAGGATTTCGTCGTCGAGGATGACGATGACGAAGATGAGGAAATTCAGGATGATGAGGAAATTCAGGATTAAAAAAATGAAGGGTATTTTTAGATATGGAAGCTGATATTGGCAACCCCATAGAATTTAATAAAGATGTACACGATAACGAAAATGAACAACATCAACAACCGGAACCCGACTATTATCAACAACAACCAATGATGATGATGCCCCCCAACATGTATCAACAACCCTACGAACAACCCAAGGTTGACATATTCGCCAACATTGATAAAACGACATGGATTGTCGGTATCGTCGTATTCTTATTGGGTTTCTTCATGGGTAAGACGATGCAACCCGTTATCCTCAGGCATGGTTAAGTGGGTATCCATACATCCAGTCCTTTTCATCCCATGGTGAGTGTCCGATGAAATTCCCAGTGGAACCCTTCTTCCTTTCCGTAAAATACGCACGACTCGTGACCAGAGGGTCCTTGAGTTGAGCGGCTAAAACCTCAGATGCTGTGTTCATCTTCTTTTTGACATTTTCAGGTGATGTGAAAAAGAAGTACGCCACGAAAAACACGATGATCAGTGTGATGATATTCAACAACACACTGAACATTCTTACCTTGTATGTATATTTTTAATTATTCCTTGATTGATTCAATACCCTCCTCACGCTTATCCTGTCTCGCCTTAATCTCCATAGCCACAATCTCATCAGCCCTCTTGACCAACTCTTCCATTGGTGTGTCAGGCTCTTCCTTCTGGAGACGTTCCAGAACTTCAGCAGGGTGACTGATAGGGGCTTCATCAGGTTTGTTGTAGTACTTGGAGTTTTCGTCGCCGGGTTTGAAATTCGAACTCGACTCAACCATATCCCTCTTACGTTCTTCAAACATCTTGGAAGCCATAGCCTGGTTTTCCTTGTAGCCCTTCATCAACTCTTCAAGTTTGTCATTGCTGTAATGCACATCGTTAATCTGACTGGCATCGGGTGGGATGAGAAGCCACTTGTACATGTCGACAACGTAGATGTCGAAGGTGGCGTCCTCCTTCTGAAGACGCTTCGCATGACCTTCAGCCTCAGCGCGAGTGTTGAAGCACCCCCTAATCTTTGCACCTACTTGTTCATTTTTTTGGGGGCATTCAGGTCCAACGAAGGACATGCATGCATACAGTTGACCAGGGACAGTGGTATAATCTTGCTCGAGGGAAGTCATTATATATATAGTAGACTGAAAAACTTTAAGCCATTCATCACTTAAGTTGCTTAAACTTTATCATCAATATAAAAATATGGAAGAGATCCGAAAGGCTCATAACACCTTCAAGAAGGAACTAATCCAATTAGTGACTCGAGAAGGTGACCTCATCTTGGATGTTGGATGTGGATGTGGAGGTGATCTTCAAAAATGGAGACATGCCGGAGCGAACATCAACATGTGTGATCCAGATGAAACATCTCTTCAAGAAGCTCGGACCAGAGCAAAGAATTTAAAAATTCGTGTAAACTTTTATCATGGAGATATTTTTAATTGTCCAAATAGAAAATTTGATTTGATTTGTTTTAATTTTTCTCTTCATTATATTTTTGAATTTGAAAAAAAGTTTTTTGAATCTATTCGTGAAATAAAAAAAAGAATGAAACCTGGTGGAAAACTTTTTGGTATCATTCCAGATTCTGAAAAAATAATTATGAAGACACCCTTACAAGATGATTTGGGAAACTTTTTCAAATTGAAAGAACATGGTAATGGTGGGTTTGGTGAAAAACTTTTTGTCAATCTTGTTGACACACCATACTATTCAGATGGACCGAAGTCTGAACCAGTTGCCTACAAAGATCATCTCATCATGGGATTGGAGTCATGTGGTTTCACTTTGACACTTTGGGAAAACTTGTCAGGAAGTAATATTTCAGAGCTCTACAGTAAATTTATATTTACATATAGAAAATGATAGTCGTCATAGTGTTGTTGATCATTAATATATTTATTTTTATGTCAACCGTTGAACCTGAAAAATTGCGGATCGTCAAGGAACGTTACGAAATTCTCAGAAATAATCTTGAAGGGACTGAATTTCAAAAACTTACACGATGCATCCCAATAACCGCTCATCATACTCTCCGAGGAACCGTTGGATACAATCTCAATAAAGGGGGAGAGATTGGTTTGTGTCTCGATGGTGAAGTGAATGAAATTTTCCATGTATTGATTCATGAACTCGCACACTGTATGGTTCAAGAGTATGATCATTCAACAGACTATTGGGGTAGGTATGTCAAACTCAGAGACATCTGCGTTCGACTTAACATCTACGAACCCATTCCCAACGAGACACCATTCTGTGGTATGCACATCCAGGATAAATAATCTGTGTATACATCAAATGAAAACACCTGTTGTGACAGTTGCCACGGCAATTCTCATGTGGGTTATTGTCGTTGCTTTACCAATGGTACCCATGTACACGAGGAATTACTGGGCAAATGTCACATTGATGACGATCGTCATCCCCAACGCACTCCGTCTCATCGTGGGTCAGGTCCCACAATTGGCTGTGGATAAGGGTTTCTTCTTTTCGTCAACCATCATCGCGTTCATTCTCGTAGAAGGTTTGACCCGAGTGGTCAAGACGTTGAAGGGACAAATCAAGGATTATGGCAAGGATAGAAAAAAGAGTTTGGAAGTGAGTCTCTTATTTATAGCCGCGTTCATTGTTGGTGCGGTATTGACGTATATGTTAGGCGTCGATAAGTCTATCTACAGTAACATGGGTTGGGAACAAATTCCTTAAGCCCTAAGTACGTAGGACTGACTGATATGGAAAAGGACAGCAGCGATGAGACCGGTAGCACCGAGCCCAACAAGGCTACGACGCCCGGCATCGTTGAGAAATTGAGGAACCATAGACGCAAGCTTCTCTTGCACGGGTGTGCTAATCGCCGCAGCCGTACAAGCAGAAACGAGGAGAGCCTGCATTTGTTGATCAGTCAGGTTCAAAGGATTCTTGGACTCGGGAGCCTTTACGGGTTCTGCCATAACAGATTGTTGGGAGGGAGCCATCATTTGCATTTGAGCAGGCATCTGCATCTGAGCGGGCATCTGCATTTGAGTAGGCATCATCTGTTGTTCGTTGGGTTCGGGATGCCCCATGAGTTCTGAAATAGGTGTAGAGTCCATGGTAACTTTATTTTCACTGACATTTTTTTCCTCAGCATTCTGCGAAACAAAAGACGTGGTAGGATTCAGCGACACCATACCATTGTCGGCATTATCGGATAAATTCATAGTACGGATGTCCGTCATTTAATACAGTCTTATGTTTTTTACAAAATATAAACACGCACCCTGGTTATTTTTTCTTCGTGATTGTCAATGCCGTCTTTTTACCAGCCTTTTTAGCATCACCCTCGTGCTGTGACATATATTTAGGATTGTACATCTTACGATGTGCTGCCCATAAATCGGATCCACCAACTTTGAAATTTTTACGAACAGTTGCTTTGTACCAAAATACACAATCCTGAATTTTGTTAGATTTTACCGTATTATCTAACACAAGACACTCATAGTTTTCAGTACACGCATCCATGACTTTGCAGAACATATCGAAGGATGGAAAGATACCGAAGAATGATTTGTATAACTTTTCACGATTCTGAATAATATTTTCACGAAGAATGAATACGTAATCAACATTTGCCCTGAGTGCTGGAGGAAGATCCATGACGTATTGCATCGTCAACATGAAAAAGATTTTCCAGTGACGACCATTCATGAAACACTGTCGAATACATGTATCCTTTAAAAATTTAGAATCATACATACAATCATCCAATAACATGAAGGCTCCACAATTTGTTTTACCTGAACCCACCAATTTACGCTGTCGAGCCATAACACGTTCGATCGCATCCCTATCATAATCACCATACACGAATAGATCAGGAATGAACTCAGAGTAAAAATGATTCCCTTCTTCAGTCCCACTGAGTACGATTCCCGCCGGGAGATGTTTCTTATGGTACATGATATCCTTTACCAGTGTCGATTTCCCTGTATTACGCTTTCCGATAAATACGATTACCTTATCATCCGCAATTGATTCAGGTTTGAATTTCCTCAACTGAAGATTCATTCTACTGTAGTGTCCCGTTTTATTTCATAAAATTTTACTCGCAGATAGTAGATATGTCTGGAGCCGTGAAACTCACAGTGACAGGTGTTCAGGATAAATGGCTCACAGGTGAGCCAGATTATTCCTATTTCCTATCGACATTCAAAAAGCATACAAGGTTTGCCCTGGAACAAATCGAAACACCATTCGATGGAGAGATAGACTTTGGTAATGAACTTCGATGTATCATCCCACGTGATAAAGGTGATCTCATCAAGGGTATGACGGTAAAATTTCTTTTAACAGCACCCGGTGGTGGGTTAACGTATGTCCCTTCCCTATGCACCAGATTGATTGACACCGCCGACTTGTTTATAGGAGGTCAGTTGATTCAGCGTGTGACTGGTGAGTATATGTATATGCAACAACAACTTCATAATACAATCGATGATGCTGAACAGACTTTGTATTTCTTAAATGGTCATGGAAGTCAGGTACTCGATTTTACGGGTGACTATACATTCTTCATCGATATTCCCTTTTATTTCAACAGAGTACCACCGTTATCGATCCCAACGACGGCAATTTCGAAGCAGTTGGTAGAAGTAGTCATTAAACTTAACCCCCTGGCAAATATCATTAATGGTGTCATACCCGAGGCTGGTGTCCAGGCAGGCATTAAGAATATGTCATTGGATACGGAATTTGTTTTTGTCAGTGACGAAGAACGATTTTATTTACAGTCGATGCCTCTCGAATATCTCATCACACAGGTTCAACTCTCACAGGTTCTTTTCAGATCAGGTGAAACAAAGAAGACATTCATGATCAACTTCAAACACCCCGTACGAGAGTTATTTTTTATAGGGAAGAATGGTGAAGAACATGTGAAAATTGAACACGTGCAATTAGACTTTAACGATATGAATGTGATTGACGCAGATCATTTATTCATGACGTACGAACAACCACTTTTACATCATGTGAATAGCCCAGAAGATGGGTATCCCTTCGGCGTGTACAGTTTCGCAGATCGTTCTGATTTACATAACCCATCGGGTCATGTGAATATGAGTCGTATATTTCATAAACGCATGACTATACAGATTGAACCAAAAGATGTGGATGTGACTGTTAAAGTATATGCCATGAATTACAACATCCTCCATGTCGAGAGCGGTCTTGTGGGTTTAAAATTTTAAAGGTGTATATTAGTAATGGCTGGTCGGATACAGCTTACAACGAAGGGTGTCCAGGACATATACTTTACGGAAGAGCCGGACTATTCACACTTTGTACAGTTATTCAAAAAACATACAAACTACACCACGCAATTCATGAAGTTGGATGTCGATGGTGATCCAGAATTTGGAAAGACTGTTCGTCTCACCATCCCCAAAGATCAAGGGGACCTGATCAAGACGATTAGCTTGGATGTCGAACTCAATCCAATATCCGAAGCTGATGTTACGCGTACCGGATACATCGAATCAATTGGTCATGCAATGATTGAATATATTGATATGTATATCGGTGATGAAAAGATACAACATATACCCAGTGACTATTTACAAATATATTCGGAACAGAATTATACACAGACGAAACAGAAAGCACTCGAAAAACTGATCGGTAAGTACCCGAACAGAACTTCCGATGTTCCGGTAGCGAGTGGTGTTATCTTGGGTCATCTCGGTCCTGCGACGACATCCCGAAAACTTTTCATTGACATCCCTTTTTATTTCTATATGAAACCTGAACTCGCAGTACCACTCTGTGCCATGTGTTACCAAGAAGTTACCATTGAGATTAAGTTTAGGGAACTTGATGATTGTGTAGTCAAAACCGATCCACCGGTGGACACGACTCTACAAACGACCACATTGGATTATGAAGTTGAATCCAATGTGGTCCTCGTTTCTAATATAATGACTGTATCAAATGATGGTCTATCATTTGCATCAAATGTAAATAACCAAATCGAAATCACAGGAAAAACAACATTTGTCGGTGATGGAATAGTGTCACCAGCCATGAATGTCATTGTGAATAGTAGTGGTATTTACCGATATGAAAATAGTGTATGGGTAATTAAATCAACGGACTCTGTGAGTGGTGACGTTCGGTTTTCGGATGATGGGGACGTCATCGCCCAACTTGGATATGGACTATGGGAATGGAACTCGGGGTACGTTTTCACAAGTCAAACTAATTTACAGAGTAGAGCTAATTTGATAGGTACAGCTGATTTGACATCGATATCTCGTGATGGAACTGTGTATAGTATGAGAACAGTGGGTACAGTAAATGATAGATTTGTTGTTTACGATCGAACAACAAATGTTAAAATCGGAGACACCATCGTATTTACAAAGTCTACCATACCATCGAAAGTTCATTTTTCTTTTGATGGCACCATCATGATGATTGTACTTGGTGATACTAAATTAATCAATGTATATAATTTAATAAATAATGAATGGATTCGGTATGGACAAGTGTTGGAAGTTTTCGATTTGGGAGATATAATTTTAAACGGGTCGGGAAAAGCTTTTTTCATATACAATATCAATGAAATCTACAATATCGATGATTCACTAAGTGGTGTAGGTATATTATACATTTATGATGAATTTACATCACAATGGGTTGAAGTGTATAGATATCGAGGTAGTAACGGGAGTTATGTGAATATGAATGATCTTTATACAATAATCACAGTAAAAAGAGCACCCGACAAAACAGATTACATTAAAATTCGAAACATTACCCGTACAGTAGAAAATTACGATAACATTGTTGTGAAATCTATTGAAAACACTGTGAATACCGGAAGTAATGTATATGGTGTGGGCTACCAAGCACTCACTACATCTATAATAGATTCAATTTTATTTAATACTAATACATCGTACACAGTTAATCGGCTACAGACATTAATTATTCTAAATATATTATCTGTGCGTTTATCTGATAATAGTCTTGTATTACTATCACAAACACAATTTGGTGTTTCAGTTTTTAAAAGAAGTCGTGATATTAGTAGTTTTAGTCTTAGACCATTTATTGATGGTTCAGATTTAGACTTTGATGGTGACACGTTTATAAAAATGCAGATTTCTACAACGGGAAAATACTTTGCGGTTGTAACACAATCAGGGTCCAATTATAACACCAGGGTTTATAACATCATTAGTGATGGTGAATTCGTAGAAATAACTCGATCGGGGTCGGCTCCATTTGATGTTTCAACAGACGAAACTAATATACTATTCAGTAATGATGAAACAACAATTTCTATATACGATACAACTGTCCGAACATATTCATTATCGCCTCCAAATGATCTACTCACAGAGTTCGACGAGTCCACTTTCGGCTTCCCAATATTGGCAGTATCCAAGGATCTTAATAGATTTGTAAAATATGACACAGATACTGGAATTATAAAGATATTTAATGCTGACGGGACACCAAGTGGTTTAAAACTAAACCGAGAGAATGTCAGGGCCATAACAATATCAAAAAATGGTAGTATCATTGCTGTAGTTACGGACAATTATACATTTGTTTACTCATTTGATGGTAACGGATGGACCTTAAAATCTTCTTTGTATGTAAATATAACAGATTTCACTACGATATATGACTTTAAGATGTTGGATGATGGGAATACACTCGCATACATAGACGAAGAGAATGGTCAATCAAATATACGAAT